GGCATAAGAAATAGCGACCTCGCATTTATCAGCAAGCCCGCTCCAAACAATATTCTTAGCAATGTACCTGGCCATATAGGCACCGCTTCTATCAACCTTAGTTGGGTCCTTTCCGCAGAGTGCGCCACCACCATGAGAAGCCAGGCCACCATAGGTGTCGACCATGATCTTTCTGCCAGTTAGCCCAGTGTCAGCAGCAGGACCACCTTCAACAAATCTGCCTGAAGGATTGATGAGTATTTCTGTTTCATCATCTAAGGGGAAATCCTCGAAGCACTGCCAGAGCACATTATTTAAGATATCTGATTCTAATCTCTTTTGAGTTTTGTCCTTATGGTGCTGAACAGAAACTACTACAGTCTTAACGCGGATAGGTTTATCCCCATCATACTCAACAGTAACCTGTGCTTTGCCATCGGGCATGATACCCTTGATGATTTTTCCTTTGCGACATTCATCAATACGCTTTACGATTCTATGCGAAAGAAGTAAAGGTAGAGGAAGCAGTTCACGGGTTTCGTTGGTAGCATATCCATATACAGTGCCTTGATCACCAGCACCGATGGAACCGTATGGATCAACTATTCCATTTCTTGCTTCGAGTGCTGTATCTACACCAGCAGCGATATCTACACTTTGATGATGTACAAACACAAATACTGTAAATCTCCAAGGATTATAACCCACCTCACGAAGTACATTTTTTACAATGAGGCGGATGTTAATTTTTTCGCTGCAGGTGATCTCGCCCGCTACGATGATTTTACCTTTAGTAGCCATGACCTCACAGGCCACACGTGAAGCTTTGTCTCTGCGAAGGCAAGCATCCAATATGCTATCAGCGATTAAATCAGAAAGCTTATCAGGATGTCCCTTGCAGACACTTTCTGCGGTTCTGTAGTTTTTACTCATATCATTATCTCCCATCTGTATTATTTGCCCCTTCGAGCAGAAAGAAGTCTTTCCATCACATCATCCTGAGGATTTGCTCCTTTGTAATCGCCAGTACAGTTTTCTTTTACGATCTGGAATATCTCAAACCACAGACGATTTGTCTGGTTCATGTAGTTCTGGCCCATGGATACATATGGACTTTGAATGGCATTACCAGTGGTAGGGTGTTTAGCAAGAAAACCATATTCAGTAATGGCTTCTTCACACTGAATCCAACGGGCAACACTCATGGCATACCTTTCGAGGAGCTGTGGAGAAACCAGAGCAGCGCAGCCACGCTTATCCAGCCACTGCCATGTGGCTTTGTAGATTTCGCCTGCCACCAGAGCTTTACCATCTTTTTGAATGGCTTCAAGCATCTTATTGGGTTCAGGCATTTCTTGTCCCTCAAGATCTGCCGTATCGGAAAACTCCATCACCGTCAGTTTCCTGCCACCGAGATTTCCTTCGGCTATTTTGTCAGCCAGAGGTTTCTTTTTTGCCCCTGCACCAACACGAGCGCCGCCTCTGTTCGTACCGTCTTTTGCCAATGATCACACCTCCTTTACAAAGTGGGGGCTATACCCCCGTTTGAATCTGCGTTTTTTAACACGACACCCCAGCCCGCTGTCCACAATTTTTAGTCGTAGGGATTTAGGTACCCGCACCCCATCTAACAGAAGGGGACTGAACTAACTCGTGATAGCTCTGGTATTTGTTGTGCCAGTAGTTATTTTCTTTTGACTTCTCCTCCCAAGAGATTGAGAAGCCTTCGTTATCATCATTAGACTTGAGAGAGTTACAAATTCTATGAGAGAGCTGACAGTTTGCCATCGAGTGTTCTCCGCCCTTAGAGAGAGGAATCACATGGTCAATAGTTCCTCCCCAATTGTCATCAATAAATTTGTCATAAAGAACAGGCATACCACAAATCTTGCATATGCCTTGATCACGTTCATACAAAAGTGGGTAGGAAACTTCCTCAACAAAGGCTTTTCTGATTTGTTTTTCTCTTTTGTTTTTAAAGCTGTTCATATATTCTTTATGCCGATCTGTTTGATGTTCAATTCTGCGATGGTATTTAGCTGCACAAGTATCGCAGCAATATTCTTTTCTGGGCTCACCGACTGTTGTATAAAATTCTTTGCCGCACTCCTTACAAATAATTCTTTTAGGAACAAAAGATTCAGCCCATTGCTCTCGTTTTAAACGAAGACTTCCGGCATATCCACATTCAGGTGAACAATATATTTTCTTTGGGTATGGGGTTGTAAAATCTTCACCACAATATGAACACTGACGATGAAATTTGTTTTCTTTAGTTGTGCTTTTACTATCTTGATGCTGCTGTGATTTTAAAAGGCGGGCTTCATCCTGACATTTCTTACTGCAATATTTCATCCTAAAGGCATTGGGTCTCCAAAAGGGATTGCCGCAATGCTGGCATTTATAATATTTCTTCTGCGAACTTCGACCAAATGAAAGACCGCAGGAAGAAGAACAGCATACCCTATTAGGGTCTGTTGACTTGAAAAGCTGCCCACACACTTTACAAGTTTTTTCATGTTCCATAGGCTTCCTCCAATAAAAAAGCACCGCCGAAGCGATGCATTCATTTTCTGTTATTCCACCGGTCGCCACTCTCAGCAGTGATCCTTGAGTGACAGGACTTACAAAGGGCCATCAGGTTACTGGTTTCATTGCCACCGCCTTTGGAAAGAGGGAGGATGTGGTGGACTTCTTCAGCAGCTTTAATTCGTCCGTTCTTATCACACTCCTCGCAAAGAGGATGGGATTTGATGTAGCGGTCCCTGATCCTCTTCCAGGACCTGCCGTAGCGCTTGTTGGATGCAGGGTCTCGTTGGTACTGGTTGTATCGTTTTGTTACCACCTTCTTGTGCTCAGCGCAGTACTCTCCGCTATCAGCAAGCCGACCGCAGCCTGGGTAAGCACAAGGACGCTTAGGCTTATATGGCATGGGTTCACCTCCTTTTGGGCATAAGAAAAGCCCTCGTGGGTTGTCCCCATGAAGGCTCGGTTTAATTCTATTTCTCTAATTATATCGTACTAAAAAAAACAACTGCACTCAAGTGGATTTATGTGGATTTTACTATCCTCTTTGTAAATTTCCTACCGTTTCACACCACCCCATTCTTTTTCTCCCTCCCAGCTAATACAGCATCTGCAGCTCTAAGCGCTTTACGGTGAAGCTTCAGCACCCAGCTTACAGAATAATCAAGATCATAAGCGATATCTTCCCAAGGCTGATATGACAGGTACCGTTTCTCAAGAATCAGCCTATATTCAATGTTGTTCACACCTTGGATGATCTCAATAATGTTAATCTTGCACTTTAGAAGTTTGGCAAGATCATCATTCAAATTGTTTTTAATATCTATAATCTTACATACAGCATCTGCCATATGAGATAATGATTTGCTAGGGTTGTTAGGCATTCCATTTATGGCCGAAGTGCAGTTCATAGCCATATTCTCCAGGGATGCCACTTGCTCAAGCTTACTGTTTATTCTTTGATCCAATCGATAGGCTTTACTAAGATATTCTTTAGCATTCATTGTTTGACCTCCTCTTTCAGTTTTCGGAGAAGTATCTCCGGTTCTACCGCTGTAAGTTCTCTATACCAATCAGAGCGTAAAAACCTCTCTACTTCAGCTTTTGTGCGTTTTGCAGATTCATGGCGAGGATGCTTCATCAGCTTCTTTAATGCATCCCTGTATTCCTTGACTGCTAGTAAAACTATGGCATTGGCTAAGTCTTCATATGGATCAATCATCGCTTCACCTCCAGTTTCGCTTTTACTGCCTCGATTAAAGATGCTTGTGTTTTTTCTTTTTTTGTAAGTGCTGTCATCACATCTTCATCTATGGTGTCCTTGGTAATAATGTGGTGAATGACAACCGTATCCTTTTGCCCTTGTCTGTAGAGACGAGCATTGGTTTGCTGATAGAGTTCCAATGACCAGGTGAGTCCAAACCAAACAAGTGTGGAACCACCACTTTGAAGGTTAAGTCCATGGCCAGCACTTGCAGGGTGGGTCACTGCTACAGGAATTTCACCTTCATTCCACTCTTCAATATCCTTTGATGACTTTAGCTGCCTTACTGGAAATCTCTTCTGAATCCGATCAAGATCATGCTTGAACCAATAAGCTATAAGCACTGGTTTCCCGTTGGCCCCTTCAATTAAATCTTCAAGGGCATCAAGTTTTCTATCGTGAATAAAATGCACCTTGTTCTTCTCGTCATAGACAGCACCGTTTGCCATCTGAAGGAGTTTTCCTGAAAGTACTGCAGCATTTACTGCATCGATTTCTTCTGCTCCTAAACTTGCTACCATATCATCTCTAAATCCAGAATAAATGGCCCGCTCTTTTTCATTTAAATACACAGGCACTGTGTTTATTACGCATTCAGGCATTTTTAGATAATCAATGGACTTCATAGAAATGGTGATATCGGATATCTGACTATAGATCTTTTCTTCAGCTCCTGGCAGGAGTTTATATGAAAAGATGATCTGACCATTACGTTTATCCGGTATGAAGTAGGTATTACGGTAGTGAGTTATGTACCTACCAAGCCTCTGTCCCAAATCCAGAATACGAAACTCGGCCCAGAGGTCCATAAGCCCATTACTTGAAGGCGTACCCGTCAACCCAACAATTCTTTTTACTTTAGGTCTTACTTTTAGAAGGCTTTTAAAACGCTTAGCACTGTATGATTTGAATGAAGATAACTCATCAATAACCACCATATCAAAATCAAAAGGAACGCCGCTTTTATTAACAAGCCAGTCGACATTTTCACGATTGATGATATAAAGTGTGGCTCTTTTCATAAGGGCATCTTTTCTCTCTTTTTCAGTTCCAACAGCTACAGAATAGGATAAGCCTTTTAGATGATCCCACTTTTTAATTTCATTTGCCCACACCGTTGTTACTCTTAATGGTGCAATCACAAGAACCTTACTAATATCAAACTTATCGAACATCAGATTATGAATAGCAGTAAGTGAAATAATTGTTTTTCCCAAACCGCAGTTAAGAAATATCGCTGATGTCGCTTTACTCTCAATAAAATCAATACAATAATTCTGATACTGATGTAAATCATTTCTGGTCAATAAATCTTCCATACACATCACGCTCCTTACTTACAGCATGAATCCTTGAATGTTCTGATTTGCTTAATACTACTAAATTCTCAATGTGATTATTATGATGGTTGAAATCAATATGATGAACTTCTTCATTATCAGTCAATTTGCGACCTAAAGTTTCTTCCATAATTTTTCTGTGTATAGGAACGCCTCCAACAAGTGGACTATACCCACAAACTCCTGTCCATCGCTTAAAGCTGTGTCCACACTCAGGCTTACAAAAATTATGGTTTGATCGATTAACATCAGATCTTTTTTTCTCAAATTCTAGATCACACCAATCGCATTTTACTGTCATGCGCTTTGTTTTATATTTGTTAGCACACTTTGATGAACAAAAGAAATGAATGTTACGTTTCTTGTGGCGACCTTTGTATTCAAATTCTTGACCACAATAATCACAAATTTTTAATCTTTGTAGTCTGAATCGTTCTGCATTTGCTTTACCTAAGCAGGTTCTTGAACAATAGTTACGCTCTTTTATCATCGAACGCTTTCTTGAAATTTCTTTACCACACCAATTACATTCCATTTTTAATTTCATCAAGCATCCCTCCAATCTCCTCTACCCTATCAACGCAGTAAACCAAAAATCCTAACCCTTCCAGCTGTCTTTTTCGCCTTACTTGCAGTGGACGCATCTTTTTCCCCTGTGCCTTTAATTCAACAAAGGCCATTCTTCCCATTGGCAGAAGTACAATGCGGTCTGGCACACCATCTAACCCCGGACTAACAAATTTTAGTGCCATACCACCCCTCTTTTTCACTGCTTTTACCAGCTTTTGCTCTATATATTTTTCAGTCACTTTTTTACCTCCCATCTGACACAAGAAACACAAATTCACAAGCGTTCCCCTATATTTACTAACGCGCGTATACGTGCGCAGGTATTTACTATCTACTTATAAGAAAAAGCATTTTTAATATAAGGGAAAAACTTGTGTTGTGTTGTGTTCCCTATTCACCGTAATTGTAAAGTCGCTGCCTACCATATATGGGCAAACGCTTAATACTGCTGGTTCGTTCCCAACCTGGAATCTGAGCCATAAGTGCTGCGATCTGATAACTATCGGTGGTCTTTAACTCTGGGAGATTACGATTGAAGCACTCACACCAAATTTCTGCATTGCTTACAGAGGTTCGTGTAACAGTTCCTGTATGCTTGGCCCCACCAAATTCGCTACCGCTTAGGTAATTTCTACGGGCAAATAAGTCCATACTATCCCAGTCATCTGGAAGTAGGGTATTCAGGTACTCCTCCACCATACCAACTCGCTCGTCAGCCTCCATAGCACCCTTCTGGGCTTTTTCGGCTTCTTCTAACACATCACCCTCGAGATACAGTTTTTCACCAGAGTTCCATATTTGTTTTGCTTCAGCCCAGAATTGCTTTCTGTATTCTTCAGTGAAATTCCAAGTCTTCTTCTGCTTTTTCTGATGTACCTTGATGATCCAAAAGCGGCGGTTTCCTGTGATGTCACGTAAATATCCACGCTCTCCATTTACTGTTGCAATAACAATGCACTGTCTAGGATGGTTTTCAACAACTCTGCCATAAGACGGTCGATACTTATCATCAGAGGTAGAGAGGAATGCTTTCACTTTTTCAATGTCGGCTTTCTTCATTCCAGCAAGCTCGCCGATTTCAACCACCCAGAAACCCTGCAGTTTTTCAGCACCTGATTTGTCGTCCATATCGGTAAGGGATAGAGTTTCAGAATAGAAGTCTGCTGTTACCAGGTCTTTCAAAATTGTGCTTTTGCCAATACCCTGATCGCCATCAAGCACAGGAACGCAGTCAAACTTAATTCCTGGAACATATATCCGGGCAACCGCCGCTGCAAAGGTCTTTCTAGTCACTGTGCGTATATACTCAGTGTCATCAGCCTGAAGATATTTGATGAAAACATCCTCCACACGCTTTACTCCGTCCCATTCAGGTAGAGAATCAAGGTAATCCCTTATGGGATGAAATCTCCTATCATCAGCAACCTTGGTAAAGGCAACATCGTGGTTTCTGCTTGAGAACGGAAGGTAGCGAATATCCATAATGGACTTAAGCTGGGCTGTGTCGGCATCTCTCCAAAACACGTTACCTTCAGGTCTTTCCCAGGGCAGTGGTCCTGTGACCTGGATACGGTTTGATAACTCGTTAAATGCAAAGTTCTTAAAATCAGGATCATGATTAAGGATGAGATTTAAGTTGTATACGCTGTTTTCGAGCACTTGACTTCGAGGCTGATACTTCAGTTTTTCTTTCCAGTTGTCACCAAGATCTGTAAAGTCCACTTCAGCTTCTACGAGTTTTTCATTGGTAGCAAAGACTTTCACCTCATCGATCTTCATTACGAAATCACACATACTCTTAAAGGACTTCTTAACATCGTCATCTCCAAACTTATGGATACGGACGATGTCAAAGGCGTTACATAATTTAAGGTAGGCCGGGTCCTTGGCATGATGGCTGTATACAAACTTTCCACCTTCCTTAATTTCAACACCTGCCATACTGCTTGATTCTATAAAATGGTAGCGGTCTTCATTATCTGTTGGCTCGTACACATCTGACAAAAACGCATGGATTGCTTTTGTTACAGGAAAGTAGACTCTATTGAAAAGCCCTACAACACCCTCCTTTTCAAGAGGGTCCTGTACCTTCTCATGCGAAACTGTATTTGCCTTGCTCTCCCTAGATGAAGTTGGAAGTCTTGTAGGATCAGTCCATTCCGGATGAGCTGTTAAAATATCATCTGGATTAAGCCAGTCCTTAACCACTTCCTTATAGATGAAGGTTCCATTGGATGGAGTACTTGGCCAGTACATTAGTTGATTTGGCAGATAGGAGCATTCATCGAAATAATCGATACCAAGCATCTGAGCAAGGTATCTTGATACTGCTACAAACTCTTCTGGTGATACATCTCTTGCTAGAGGATAGATGATGCGCACTCTAGGATTTTCTTCAGTGCTGCTATGGGTGGAGTAAAGAACTGAGGTATACTGGGCATTCGATTCATAATTTTCCAGAAACTCTTTATCAATGCGGTCACCATCTAAAGCAATCATTGATCGAAGTTCCACAGTATCGTTTTTTCTGCGACCACCTTTTAATACACCTGCAACAAAGCCACCATGGTCTTTTGCAATATCCTTTTGACCTTTACTGAACTTGGCATATTCTTCAGCTGATTCCGTGGTCCTAATTGGAGTCTTCAATCTATCTTTTAGCGCATCAAAAGTGATTTCTTTGTTGACCCACTTCTTTGCCTGTCGGCTGTTCCCGTAGGCGATAGCTAGTTTTCTCATAAAGAATCCACCTCCTTGAAATCTTTATTGAAATATCTGATCGGCTGTCTACGTTTCTTAGCCTTTTCAATCTCAATGCTCATACCTTTTGAAATAACATCACCGAGCACCCACACTTCCTGGCATTTACCCATGAGGATGATATCCATGAAAATTGCCAGGTCGCGTTCTTTCTCGTTGCTGTCATCCATGAAAGGAAATAGAAGGTGTGGGGTCAATGGTATACATCCACAATTAAAAGCAAATTCTGCAAACTGAGTGGCCTTTATTACATTTTCCTTAACAGCCCCATTAAATGGTGCGCATATATAAACCAAAGGACGGAAGGCGGGTTTTGATACCGCCTTATCCTTTCTTTCAATATTGGTAAGTGCTTGATATGGCACTAAGTCCATGTAACCTTCAGAGTTTTTCATATCGATTCCCATATCACACCTCCAGCTCAATCTGCGGATAGATACCGTCAGCCTTTAGCTGTTCATAGATAAAGAGCCTGCCTTTTTGCGTCCACTTTGTGTGAACCTTGGTATGTTCAAAACCATTACTGTCCTCATAAACATGGGTATTGGTTCTTGTATAACCTTTGTCTGCGTGTTTCTGATATAAAAGCCAGGTATCACTTTGCTTAAATTGAATGCCCTTGTCATGGAGATACTCATTCATGCGAATGCCGCTCCAGCCATAGTCCTTGGCAATAACAGAGATGTTTACGGCATCCTTACATTTTAGAACCACATCATAATAAGTGGCTTTCGGTTTCATCTCAGCAATCTGCTGCTGTTGTACTGCAACTGCTGCCGTAAGGGTTTTGTTTCTCTCACGTTCTTCTTTAAGAGCAGTAAAAGCAGCTATTGCAAGGTCGGGATTGGCAATTAAATCATCTGTTGCGTAGATACCATGTTTACGAATAGCAGGGAGTACATCATTTGTAACCCAACGCTTGAACTTTTTAGCATTTGGCATCTTGCTTGAGAGAATAAGGCTGTATAACCCGGATTCATTTATAATGATAGTTTCCTTATCCTGCGTTCCATCGAAAAACATTGCTTTCTGCCTGTCCTCTTCATCAACATGGCGGTTTATATCTCGACTACCATTTTGGTACCCGAGGATATCCGTCACATCCTTACCGACAAAATACGGTTGCCCACCAATAGTTGTAGTGCGTACAGAGCCAAACTCTGCATTTTTGTAAATATGTAATTCCATTAGAATTACCTCCTTATAATTTTTTGGAGATCTTGACCTCCTAACTGGTAGCCTTGAGAGAAGGTCAAATCTGATGGTTTTCTAAAAATTCTTTAATTTTTTTCTCTGCACGTTTTAACTTTTGGCTGATATTGTTTTCGTCAGCACCGATAGAACGGGCATAATCACGGATGGGCATGCCATCGATGCGTACTGCGATAAACATATCTATCCAATCTTGCTTTTTACCGAGAGCCTTATGTACCAGTTGGCAAACATCCTCGTGTTCGTAATCTTTATTGCGTGTCTCGTCATCAGAAGTGGTACAGAGATAATCCATAATGTTAAAGGACTCGTCGTCTGGCTCAGCCTGGATATATCCCCTTTTACCACTTAACTTCTTCATCTTGGGATTGGAGTCAATATACCTAGTTTCCCTGCGCCAGCAGTTGTATTCTTTACTGTTCATAAGGTCGAACATTTCCTGCACGGTCTCACAACGCTTTACTTCAGCCTTCTTTTCTGGCTTTGCTTCTGAAAGACGCTGCTCATAGTCGATATCCAGCATGATGCTGTAATCATCATCCGGAATATCAATTGTGGTGTAGAACTTGTGGCCGTTTTTGATGTTTTCTTCATACAAAACTCGAATCTTCATTTGCATTCCTTTCCGTCCTGGCATTGGGCGGCGGAATACAAAAAGAGCCTGTGGTGAAGATGACCACAGACTCCGCTTGTCCTAAAAATGGGCGCACGAAATCACGGTGGGTGCATCTTCATTCCAAACACAGTCTTTATCACTGTGTTCTGAACTCTTTATGCATCCCGCCGTCCTAATGCGCATCTCGGACATTGAGATTTATTTTCTATCGAGGTATCTCGGTAGTATCTTTATTGTACGAAATTAATCATAGTAATAAAATTCCAGACAAATACCCATTCACATAATAAATTGAGTAATAG